GTGGTCACCACGGTCAGAATGCCCTGAATGGCAGGTACCAAAGCACCCACCAAAGTGGAAATGATTGGTGTTAGCAGTGGAATGATCTGGCCGACGAGATTGGTGATGACAGGCATGACAGCTGCCGCCAATTGACTCAAAGCCGTCATGAGCGTCTGAATCGACGGCTGAAGCATTTGGAATGCCTGCTGCAAGCTGACGAAAACATTCTTGAGCATCGTGCCGAATTCGCTGCGCAATTGCGGGCTCGTGGCGATAAGGCCGGCCAGAGCGCCAATCACCAGCGTGATAGGCCCGCCAAGACCAGACAGGACGCCACCGAACTTCGACAGCAATCCGCCAATCACCGGCACGCCACTCAAGCCGCTCAACGCGCCACCAAGACCAGCCGCACCCAGCAAGCCGGTCACGGCTGCGATAGGGCCGGACAATCCAGACAATTGGCCCATGAAGCCGCTGAAATTGATTTTGCTGATCTTGTCGGCGATACCACCGAACACTTTTTCAAGTGGCGGGCCGATCTTCTCGGCCAGTGCGGCCACCTTGTCGAAGAAAGCTGTGATGAGTGGTTCGACAGCCTGCACCATCTTGATGACCGCACCACCGACACCACCGAAAGCCGCAATCAGATCATTGCCGACCGAAGTCTTCAAACCGGCAATCTCATGCTGCAAGATCGTCATCTTGCCCTGCGGAGTCTCCGCAAGAGCCTTGTTGATGCCGCCGAAATTCGCCTCCAACACTTGGGCGGCCATAGCGGCCTTCTCCTGTGCCGTGCCCTCCTGCAAGGTCTTTTTCTGGGCGTCGGTCATCGTCACGCCATATTTGCTCAATGCGGTAGCCGAGCCGGTCATGACCTTGCCGAGCAGGTTAGCGATCTGCACGCCATCCTGAGCGGTTGCGTTATAACCCTTGTTATTGGCGATCATGTCGGCCAATGCTGGCGTCAAAGTCTTGACCTGATCCGCCGTCAGCGCGAAAGTGCCGAGCTGTGCCTGAGCGGCCTTCAAGGTGCCACCGGATATGACGCCGGTCTGGCCAAGCGTCTTATTCAGGCTGAGCAGGGACTTCTGCTCTTCCTCGGTCCAATTGTTGTTTTTGGCGACCTGCTGGAATTTAGCAGTGACCTCACCGGCCTTGAGGGCCGCATCCACGGCCTGCTTGCCGAAATTCGCCAGATATCCGCCAGCGGCGGCAGCGGCGCCGGACACGACGGTGGCCATGCCCTTAGCCGCCTTGCCGATACCGGACACCGCCTTCGACGCGAACCCGGAAGCCTTGCTCAAACCCGAATGCAACGCATTACCGGCCTTCGCGGCCGCATTACGCGCACCCTCCGGCAAAGCATTCCAAGCAGCCGAAAACTTGCTTTTGATGTTGGACGTGACCTCGCCAGCCGTCGAACTGATCTTCTGCACCGCCGCGTTCACGCCTGGAATCTTGCCGACGATCTGCTGGGCCGTTGAGGTGAAGCCGGAAGCCATACGGCTGAACGCATTCTTGGACTTGTCGGATTCGGCCGCCAATTGCATTTCGAGGTCCTTGAGCCGTCCTTGCGCCGTCTTGAGGTTGTCGGACGCCGCCTTGAGATTGTCAGCCGCCGTCTTCTGTTTGATTTGAGCTTGTTCGAGTTTGATGGCCGCAGCCTGAGCCTGCGTGCTGTCCGCGCCATATTTCTGTGTGGCCGCGTTCAGCTTTTCCTGAGCGGCCTGCACCTGCACGCCAGCCGCCTTGAATTTCAGCAAGGCGTCCGTATTCTTTTGCGAGGCTTGCGCCACGTCCTTTTTAAAGGACTTCAGGGCTTCGGAATTCAGCTCGGCCGCACCACTGTTGAAACCGCTTTTGAAGGCGCTGCCGATCTGCTTGCCCTGCTGCGCGCCATTGAAGTCCTTCGTGAAGGAGTTTTTCATGTCGGAGACGGCCTTGCCGGTCTCCTTGGCCACATTCTGGCGGAAGCCCTTCATCTGCGGGAAAATGCTCACATGCGCGGAACCCAGCTCGCTACCGCCAGCCATGACAGCCTCCTCTATTCACTTTTTTTGAAGCCGAAGATGCTGCTCATCGACTCCAAAGCCGCACGACGCTCCTCATCGGTCACTTCGACGTGCTTCTTCCCAGCCTTTTCCGGCGCGAGGTCGCCAAGAATCGACGTGCCGCCAGCCTGAATCGCGGTGATGATTGCCGTCGCATCCATCGGCAGCACCATATGCACCGCAGTCATGCCGGTGTAAGTGTTCGGGTCGGCCGAAAGGTTCTCCCACAATGCGATCGCGTCGCAGTAGCGGAGTCTGCCGCCCAAATCGGCCTGCAGACTCCACCCGCGAGCCGCGAAATCGGCCCTTATTCGACTGCCGTCTTCTCCTTGGAGGAGCTGGCAGAAGC